TCAAATTTGTTGTAGTGCCAGAGTCAGTGAACACACCAATTTGGCTCATGGTCAAGGCGGTGATGTCGCCAATCAACACAGGGGTGTTGGTGTCGGTGCTGATTGAGGCGAGGTTTTGCCCCGGGTGCGCTACCAGCGACTGCAAGCCCGTGCCCGCCACGTCGTAGAAGCCATCAAACTGCCACAGGTTCAAATTGGACTGCGTGAAGTTGGCCAAGGTGAAGTCACCCACACCAGCACCCACGCCGTTGTTGTCAATCGTCAGGACCTGAAGGCCGTTGTTGTAACCACTGAAAATGGACGTGAATGCGTTCTGTGGGTTGACCCAGATCCCGCGTGAGGGGCCTGTGAGCTGGTCCGAAATTACGCGAAAGCCACCGATCTTGCGAGGGCGGCCACGTTGAAAGCGCACCCACTCGCCGTCGTTGTAGAACATTTTGTCGAACACTGTGCCATCGCGCTGGATGCCCGGCTGCGTGTCGAGGGAAAAAACCTTGGCCGCCATTAGAAGGTCCCGCCCTGAACACCCCCAGTAAAGTTCCCCGTGCCGGGGATGTTCAGCCCTGTCGAGGTCAGACCAAACAGCTTGACGCCCAAGATTGAGATGCCGAATTCACCAGAGCCGGGGCGATAGATGCCCGTCGACGTCTCTGTCGCAAAGTTCAGCGAAGGAGCGCCCACCGTGCCATCTACCAGCGACACGTTCACCGCACCAGCGGCGATCGTCGAGGCGTTGAGCAAGTTGACCGAGTCGCACAGCAAGATCACCTGCTGGCCAGCGGGAACAGTTGCAGTCGCACCACCTGCGCCTGTGGTGAAGGTGATTTGGTAGCCCGGGCCGCCACCGTTTGTCTGGTTCGTGATGTAGTATACCTGCACGGTCTGAGGTAGCACCACGGTGACGTTGCCTGTCAGCGTTCCCGTGTACTTCTGAATCGTGTTGGCCGCTTCTGAGGCGGTCAGGGTGTAGCTGCCAGTCACCACAGCCTTGGTAAGCTGGGTGAAGTTGAACTGGGTGCTGCGGCCCAAGCCAACGGTGAAGAAGGCAGAGCCAGAGCAGCAGATCACGCAAGAGTCAGCAGGCTGCAAGGAAATTGTCGCTGCGCCGTTGATCTGAATGCCACCAGAGGGGGAGATGGTCAAAGTACCAGATCCACCATTGCGGACCATCATGTACCAGTCATTGCCTAGCGTAACAGCAGAGGTCAAAGTCAGCGTGCCTGAGCCACCAGTCCAAACGTAGGTTGAGGCGCGGTCAGTGTCAAGTGCGGTGTAGTTGGACGCAAAGGTGTTGACCTCGTTTGCTAAGTTTAGCGTGTTGGAAATGGCCTTGAGGCCAAAACCAGCAAGGGTGGCGGCGTCGACGTTGGATGTGCCTACGCCGAAAGCTATGAGGCCCCATGTGCCCGCCGTTGTCGAGTTGCTGGTGAGGTATATGTACTTTGCCTCGCCCGCAGCGATCGTGACGATCGTGCCACCAGCATAGTCCCTGACGGTAAAAGTGTAGGAGCCTACGTTACGGAACAGCGCGTCAATACCAACAGACGCCTGATTTGCAGGCGGCATGTCCAAGGTAAACGAGTCAAGCGTAAAAGTCAGACCAGTGGTTGTACCAGCCGTGGTGGCCACCGCAGCCCCACCCAAAGTGGCCGACAAAGTAAAGGTTGTCGTGCCGTTGGTGGCGATGATGTAGTAGGTGTTGCCAGTCGTAATACCCGTTGACGTGCCAGTGGAAATTCCAGTGACGACGATAGCTTGGCCAACAAACAGGCTTGGGGTTGTGGTGCAAGAGCACTGACCATTTGTGCCTGTGACAGTAACGCCAGTAAGCACTGCGCCGCTTGAGAGCGACGTGACGTCCATAACTCGTGCGGCTGCGTTGTCTGTGTCGCTGCCATTGATTGGCCACGACAGGGTTTCGTCAGCGGCAAGCGTAATGCTGCGGTATGAGACGTCGGTCGGCTGTATTACCTGACCTGTAAATGGGCTATTGAAACTCATGAATCCCTCACAATCGCCTGACGATCAGCGGCACGAGTGACGTTCTCCGTCTTCAGGACTTCAATGATTCTGTCGAAGTTGCTTTGCCACATAGGCATGCGCTCGTCGTTCTTGAGGAACGGCATGGCTTGCAGCAAAGTGCCATACAGCAGCGCTTGTGGCGCGTACTGGGTAAACCAGTTTGATTGGTTCGATGAGTCCAAGGGCTGCACTCGCTCGTAGTACAGCACCTCATATGAATAGCCTAAAGCAGGCGTTGGGCCTACCAGCCAATGCGTGTAGTCGTAGTCGCAAAAGTAAAGCGGCACATCGGTCGAGGTTGGGTTTGGCCAATACTCGCGGATGTACTCGTAGGTACGCAGCAGCACAGGCTGGCGTTGACCTGCTACGGTCACGTTCATTGACACGGTCTTGCGCCAACGGGCAGGCTTAGGAATGACGTTCTCGGACTGGACCATGGTGCTTGTGGCCACGGTCAGGTTGCCAAGGAATTTGATTTCAGCCGCAATGATCTGCTCCGCCAGCATAATGAACTGCGGAATCTTGTCCAACGTCTGCTGATCAGTACGCTCCAAATAAGTCTGGATGTCGTTGACCAGCGAGTCATACGTCATTACGGCTGCGACTGTCATTTTGTTCTCCGTTATCCGACGTTGCGTTCAAAGTGCGGGCAATCGACCAGCGACTTGAAGTTGCCTCCCCAGCGGTTTTTGGGGTGCAAAGACTCCCAAAATGTACCTAAAGGTGCAAGAATTCCCTTGTCCCATATTATCTGCCCATCCTTGAAGAAGTTCAAGTCGATAGCGCAGCGTTTTAGGTGAATGGAGTTCATGGTTTTGGAGCGGCCAGCCTTGACGTGCAAGGCCTGTTGCTCAGGTGTGCGGGCTAACTCGCCCCCAGTGACCTTAAAACCCTGCTCTGTGGCGTATTTGATGAGGGCGCAGGCATCCAGTAGGAATGCAGCTTGTTCGTCGCTGAGGCTCATTCTTTGTCCTTTCTGCGCATTTCCATGACCTTCTCAACCGTGCGGCCACCAAAGTAGGCAGTCATGACTAACATGCCCCACTGGCCTAGCAGGTTGACGTAGGACTCGCTGATCTTGTACCCATAGCCGTCAAGCAGGGCGAAGATCAAATAGGCGGTCAGGAGGTAGACAAGGGTCCCGGGGCGCACATTCTTTGACAGCCACGAGTCCGACGACATATCAGCCTGCCAGCGCTTGCTGACATTGTCCTCTTGGTTGGCCTGCGCCTTGAGCAGCGCTTGCAGCTCTTCTTGCTCTATACGCGCCTTCTCGATGCCAAGCTCAAGCAAGCGCTCTTCGTGGTCAAACTGAAGCTGGCGCAGCTTGGACACCTCAGCGTCAGATGGGTTGTCAGAGATCTTGACGCCAAGGGCGTTCTCGACAACCTCTTTGCCCTTTGCTTGAATCGCAGATGACAAAAGACCCAAGCCGTTTTGAGCAAGGGTCCCGAGTAGTGTGGCAACAATTGGGATCATTTTTTCACCATTTTTTCGCGCTCTTCAAGGAGCCTGACTTTGACTTGAAGCTCGTTAACGTGCTGCATCATTTGCTCTTTTAAAACGGCACGTCGTTCGGCGCTGATTGGGCTGTCAGTTGGGACGCCCTCTTTGGTAATCAGGGCTGGCATCTGACCTTCAATTCTGGTCAAACGCTCAGAGAAACTGTTGACTTGGCCAAGAAGCCACGCAAGGGACATCACCACAATGGGGATGACGGCTTTGAGTGCGTCAGACCAATTCATAGTCCAAACACCTTTTTGACAACCTCTGCGGCAACCCCGGGGCCAAGCAGCACGACAAGAATGACTACATACAAGAGGTATTCAATCCTGCTCATGCGCTTGGAACCATCATCAAAACGGGCTTGGATGCCCTCATATCGTTGAGCGCAAATTGCCTCGTGAACACTTAAACGCTTGTCGGTTTCAGTGGCAAGCTCTTCAATTTGTTCCATGAGGCAATTCCCGCTTTACTCTACGACGGTGACGTCGGAAGGAGCAGGAGGGGCAGCTTGAGCCTGCGCTTCTTGCTGGATGCCGTTGATCAATTGTTGCACCTGAACAAAGGGCTGATTGCCCAAATATTGCAGGATTGCGTTGATCAGTTCAGTTGAAAGTGCAATTTTTTGCATGAAATACTCTCCGTGTAATTGCCGCTGTTAGGGCCAGCGGTTTGCCCGTGTTGAATTATGCCGCAGCCCAAGGCAAAGGTAGCTGCACAATTGGTGGGTTAATCTGGTTGTCAATCTGAGTTTGAACAGCCGCCTCAGTTGCAGTCTTGTCCACGCCGTTTGCCCAACACCAACCCAAGACTTGTGCTTGAGTCAAGTCAGCGTAGGGGGTGAACGTGCCTTCAGGCATTGGGAATGTTGCTGAACTGTACGAAGCACCGCTGTAAGCGCCCTGCACACCATCACAACGCCAGCCAGCATTGACCACAACGTCAGTGTATGAACCCTCTGTGGGCTTGCAGTTCATCCACTCAATAACCCAAGTAAATGTCGCGCTCATGCTCATATTCCTTGGTTTTGACGTTCAGCCAATTGCGCCACTTGAGCCTGATAAGCCGCGA